GGCTTCAATGATATCCGCACCGGTAGGACTATCCGGGATCAGTACGACCGGAGCGTTCGGGTTGTGCATCAGCATGATAGTCGTGTCGATCAATTCCTTGAAGTTGAATTGACAGATATTACATGAGGCACCATCAACTATCTTCACATGTGTTCGCAACGCACATGCCGAGCTTTTAACTCTGCTACACCTCTCGGTGTACGACAACCGAATCTCACGGTTGAAGTGCATTTCTGCAGTTGAGACTATATCTTTAGACACGCGGCAATGCGTACCTACATTTCATTTCCATTTAAGGGATTTGATACCCACCCCATTAGCTTGGGCCGTACTCCTATTGCCGGCTTTCACGGCTTATTTCAGGATAGTCGTTGAGCCTGCAACTCTAAGTAGAGTTGATTGGTTGCGGATTTTCTCTATTCTGCATCTTGTTACTATACCTCTGGAGTTACCCATTGCCACCATACTATCACTAGCATAGTTTAGTAATGCAGACCTAACGAGACGTTCCCGCAATTTAGAAATGAAGGGCGTGAATTCACCCTATGCCCAGACAACCGTTTAACAGGACATTCGGATATTTAGCCGGAAGATATCGAGGTTCCATCGTCTCCTCGTCATACGCTTGGTCCATATCAACGACCGAATATTTCCAATCGTCAAAGAAGCAAGCCCGTGCGTAATCAGAGAGTCTCGCTTTGATATAACGAGATGCACCTGCAACGTCGCCAGCAACTGATCCAAAGTTGCCGCTACCTTCTACCAAGGGAATTGAGTTGTGCCACTCTTGTGCCATACCAACGATTGCATCCTCAATTGCAACCGGGGAGTTGTGCGTGAAGATATACGTGTTACAGCCGAGCAGTACAGCTGCATTATGGCTTCCGTCCACAGTGAAGTCGAACACCGGCTGAGGCTCACGGTACTTTTCCACCGATACATTCACGACTTCCTTGCGTTCCATCTCCTCATTGGAGAATGGCGAGGGGCTCACAAAGGAATCACCCTGCTTGATCTGGCCGGCTTCTTTCCAGATCATCTTGCCATCGGACCATACCAGATGTTGATGATCGGAGGTAGACTTGATCGAGCCATTCTCGAGTTCGATGACCGTAAGTTCGTTCACGTATTTGGTGATCCGGATATCTTTCATGGTACCGTAATCCATCACACCATCTTCCCGCATCGTCCATACGATAAACTCCTGACGATCGCTGTTGTACAGCTGCCATAGCGTCATCGAGAGACCATCTTCCGGAAGTTCGAACTCAGTATCCTTATGGAGACAATGCGGATGAACTCGGCCAAACACGTCGCCGGAAATCGTGGCCAGTTTCCGGAACGTTTTGCCCTGATCTTTTTGGAACATAATGTACAACGACCTACGCTGCACGGGTTTCAGTCCATCGATGAGTTCCGCGGTAATCCGGGAGATGTTAACGTTCGCGCCACGAATTTTATCATAACGCTTCGCCAACTCCGCGATGTTCTCATCGATGAAAGTTTCATTAAAATCCATCGTATAATCACCTTTCTCTCATGAGTAGTATTGACTTGCTTCTACTTATATAATATATAAACGAGCAGCACCATTAAAAATTAATAAAGGAGAGATCTATCATGCGTAACATTCACCGTTCTACTCAGGATAATCTGGAGAATCCGTTGCACGTTGATCCTTTGAAACTTCCTTTTGACCATCCGATCTGGAAATCCATGGACGTGGTTATGATCACGAAAGAAGCGTACGATCTGATCGCGATCAAGAACCCGTATACGTTGTATATCATCACGAATGACAAAGGCCCCACCGCGTATCTGGGCATTGCCAGAATCAATCTGGAAAAGAACAACATCAAGTACCTGATCGGTCCTGACAAGCAGATGGGCGAGTATGCCGTGTACATGGTATTCTCCACAATCCATGGTGACCATCTCATCGAGATCTGCCGGTACCGGAATCTTATGGATGCCGCAGAGGCTTTGAACCAGTATACCAGAGCCGGGTCTCATAACGAGAAGCCGTTGGCACTGAGACGGATGCTGATATCCTATATCGAACGGGATATCCAAATCCATGACCTCATTGTCAACGTGATTTGTATGTTACAAGACACGAATCATCCGCAGTTCCAGGAGATGTTGAGTACGCTGAATTTGTACAACGTGCAGGATATTCAGGACGGTGATCTTCCGATGGATGTAAAGGTCCTCCTTCATCATTGCAGCGCAAGTCGTAATGTTATGTTCAAATATTACGCTGCGCTCTACGATATCCTGGTCATGTACGATTTCTTCCGCGAGAAGAAGTATACTGACGACCCTGACAACGCCGATTTGCACCGGCCCATCGAGCGCATTATGGAGGTATTCGAGCAATAAAAAGTATATCCCTATTTCTCGAGTATATATTATAACTACGGATACCAGAAGAAAATCATCCAAGAAAGGAGGAGATCGGGTGCTCCTAGAATTCACTGGTGACCAGCCGGTAATGGTTGATAAGAAACCGTTACTGAAGAACTTCCGACTCAATTTGCCGGGCAACAATCAATTGCGATTGAAGTTCGACTACATTGATGAAGGTGGTTCATCCAATCCCGTAGACCTGGTGGTCTACAACTATTCCGAGGTCGGTTTAAAAGGAGCCAGGTTACGAATCACATTTAAAGGTGAGGAACGCCTGAACTCAACACCTTTCAAGCTGTCCTTGTCCTTCGAATTCCTGAAACGCCGTTGGCGCTTATCAGGAACTATCGCCCAGCAGGAAGTCGATGAAGAACATCCAACGTTCATGGAATTGTTCGTCTCGATTCCTAAGTACCTTGTCACTCAAGCAAAATCTAAATAAAATGGAGGAAACGAAACTATGAGCAAATTCTACGACAAGAAGGTAGCAGAGATCCAGGCCCTCATGGCACAGGCGAAGGAGAAGATCGATCCCGCTGTCGCCGGCAACCCCAGCATCACCATGGACGACTATTCCAAGAACTTCCGCATTCCCATCAACACCCGCATGATCGAGCTGGCTCTGGGCGGCGAGTTCACCCAGAAGAAGAAAAAGGAAACCTGGACGATCAAGTACAATCACAAGCTGATGACCGCCGCCGAAACCGCCAAGCTCTATGAGATGCTCGCGGATTTCATGCGGGATATCGAGTATCCCGCTCTGAATGCATGGGTGCCTCAGGTGGCTGCCAACGCCGATGATGACATGTCCATTCCGGCCGAAGGTACGGCGTCCACCAAGATCCAGATCCTGGAGAAGGTCAATGCCAAAAAGCTTACCGAGGCCGTCCTCGGCAAGAGCGGCCAGAGCTACAGCCTGATGTGGTTGCAGCCTGCTGACCTCGCCATGATTACCGCCAACGCCGACGCCCTCCGGAAACGCAACAACAAGATCGCGATGATCGTTGCCGGCGGCATCATCTTGGTGGCTGGCGGCGCCATTGCAACCGGCGCTGTGATCCATCACAACAAGAGCAAGAAGGCCGACGAAGCTCTGATGGATGAGATCAATGATATCAACGGCGATACCGATCTGGATGACGATGTGGATCTCGACGGCCCCGGCAGCGTGGATCTGGATGGTCCCGGCGATGCCGACCTGGATACCCCCAGCGTTACGCTGGACTAAGCAACATATATCCCCCTGGCTACAATGCCAGGGGGATTCCCTCTATTTTTCTATGATTTCAAAAATGCCACTCGTTTATAATGTTGAAATGCACAGGAAGGTGGTGTTTTAAATGAGCCAAGACGCGTGGTCTGTTGGATACGATGCTGCATTCGGATTAAATGAGTTTAACCAACCCAAACTGGTCAGCGAAGTAGAGCTGGTGAAGAACGTCCTTCTTTTTATCCTCTTCAGTAAGCCCGGTCAATATCCGTCTCTTCCGATGATTGGAATGGATATCCAGTCGAAGTTATATTCTTTTTATGACGAGCTGGATGAAACCGATCTGAAGAATGATCTAACGTCACAGTGCGCAGCGTTGGGCGTGTACTTCCAGGAGGGAACGATCCAGTTCAAGAAAACCAAGTATCGTGGCAAACCTTCTCTTCTGATTCATATCGAAGGAAAGGAATCTTATCCTGACGGATACTTACGAGATACCATCAACGCAGAAGATGTGTACATGATTGGTATTACATTCGACGATCTGAATCGAATGATATATAATGTATCCTCAACTTCGGAAGGGAGTGTGTGATGTATGGCGGTTGTCGCAAACCGTGATCAAATCGAGAAATTGGTCTACGATACCTTTGATGCGCTAGATCCATCTGGTACTAACTCCGGTAAGTATCGTGTGATGTTTGCTGGGATGAATGACCAGCAGTTTGCCAAGTTCATGAAAGATTTCTTATCCAAGAAAGACGAGTACTTCATGCTGGATATCAACGAGTATGAGCATACGCTCAAGATGGAGTACTGCGAGAAGGCGGCTAAGGTTCTGGGGATTCCCCTGATGGAATATATCTACATGCCGCATCTGACCATGGACAAGAAACATTGCGTGGTATCGAAAGAGAAGTGTCTGGTTGGATACCTCAACGTCAAGCGTACTCAGCAGCTTGTCCACAAAAAGAACGGCCTGTCGGTATCCAACGAAAAGATCTCCCCGCTGACTGGCCAAGTTGTTCAGAAGGATAAGAACGCTCGTAGTAGCGATATCGAAGCATCTATGCTGGTATCGTTGGGAGCTGATAAGATCCTGCAAGAACTCCATGGCCCCAGAGCGGATGACCCCGTGATGAAACGGGAGATGAACCAGAGCATTGCAACCAAAGGATATGTGATGCTCGACGAGTTGACCAACTTGCCAACCAATAAGGTCACATTAAATACCGTGAATACGTTCCTGTTGGGAATGGGGTTAAAGAGCGATCTGGTATCCAGTACCTACGTTCTTCCTAAGACCAGTCAAGAACTATTCGAGTAAAGGATGCAAAGTCCAAATATCATAAAAGGAGTGTAACTTTCTATGCTGAAAATCCAAGTACTCGGCAGAGGCCTGATTCCTCGTGGATTGGGCATTGCCCCTCGTAAAGAGCCTTTCTCTGCAGATCTCACCCTGATCAATACCATCATGGCGACCCCCGGCCTGACCGTGAATTATATCAATCCGGTCACCAATCAGGCCGCGCCTCTGACTCCCAAGAACATCAAAGCGATCTGGAGCAAGTACTCCAACTATGTCGCTCCTGTTGCGACCACTTCTGAGGCTGCTCCCTATGTTCCCACCACGACCACCGCTGCTCCTGCTGCGACTCCCGTGGTTGAGAAGACCGCCGAGGAGACTACCAACACGGCTGCGGCTACGACCCCGGTTGTGAAGACCGAGGCCGCCAAGGTTGAGACCGCTAAGGTCGAGACGAAGGTGGAGGCGAAGACCGCCACGATTTCTACTCCGACTACCACTCCTACGACCATCCCCACTACCGTGAAGACGGAGGAGAAGAAGGATGAAGAGAAAAAGGAAACGACTGCGGAGAATAAGAACAACGCGGCCAACAGTACGTCCAGCAAATCCGAAGAGAAGAAGACCGACAACACCGCAACCACGGTAAAGCCTGCTTTCTCCACCGACTCCAAGGATACCAAGACCGATTCCAACAAGAAGTAACGCATCATCAAGAGGAGGGGGTTCCATGCCCCTCCTCTTGCGTTCGTTCTCTTGGATGATATATTTTGCAAATGTATAGAACGAAAATTAAAATCCATCTACACACATATTCTTTGGCAGAGAGGGAGGAATTTTCATGGAAGATGAAAAAGTAGTTTACCAATTGCCGCATATCCGCACCGTTGAGGATTGCGAACGGGAATTTCCCGATGTGATCGTGATATCTCGACTCGATACTTATGACGTATTCGACGATCTCTATTACAAGGTCTACTATGCACTGTGTGCTTGTATTGAGATCAGAGAATGCGCCAGCTATAAGATCCGTTTCAAATTCTACCCGGAGGACGAAACGATCTATGAGCTCTCCATGGCGAAGTTCTTACTGAATATCAACGCATGGCGGCCCTTGATCGAACTCAACTCACTTGAGCAATACTACAAAAAGCGCATCGAAATTCTAGACGAAAGCTACATCGTTGGTACGATGATGAGTGACTCGCAGCGGGTTGGTCTGGAATCCCGTGTGATCCACGTACTAAACGAGTATGGTATCCAGTTCGAACGTGTATCTGAACTGTTGAAAACTGTGATCGAACGTTATCAGGAAGCGTCGATCGAGTTCGCATTGACCGATCGTGGTGCCATCATGACTCTGGAAAGCGTGTTCCTGAATGACTACCGGAAGTCTGCAAAGATCCGTGAACTCAACAACATGGTGATCCCGCAGACGTTGCAAACTGCTGACGTCGAGAAGCTGCTGGCTGGTAAGACGAAGGAGCTCTTCGAAGAACTCGGCAAGACGAAGAACCCGATTTGGTACGTCAGCAAGGCAGGCAACCATATCAAACCCAAACAGGTGCAAGAGTTGTTCCTGTCTTATGGCCAGATTCCCGATGTGTCCGGCAATGTTATCCCATATACCATGCAGGGTAACGGCTTTGCAACTGGATATGTAGATCCCACCACTTACTACATCGCTGCAACTGGTGCTCGTTTGAGTGCCATCATGAACAAGGCACACATGGGCGAAGCTGGTTATCTGTCTCGTAATCTGATTCTGGCTTCTCGTACGATGACGCTGTCCAAAACCATGTACGACTGCGGCACGAAGCATATGCTGCATCTGACGGTCACGGACTCTGACTTCCTGCATCGGTTGGAGAACAAGTGGTACTGCGAGAATCTCGGCGGGCCCCTGGAGTTGATCCATTATGAGACCTGCCGGCATCTGATCGGTAAACGGATCTGGGTTCGTTCTTTGCTGACCTGCGCTGGTGGTGATGAAGTCTGTCACGTATGCTACGGCAAAGACAGTCATCTGGTGATGAATATGCCCGGCATGGCCATCTTCAATACAGAGGTTTATTCTGAGCCAGTTTCTCAGAACATTCTGTCCACGAAGCATCTGCTGTTCACGGCTGCAAATCAGATCTCGTTCAGCGATAGTTTCAATAAGTACTTCAAGTTTACCTCCGGCGATATCTATATGAAAGATCGTGAGGAGTGGGACATCGAAGTATCTCCTGATCAGCTGTATATCCGGATCGAGGAAGGCAACGTTGTTCCTGTCAACCAAAATGACATGGCCGAATACAATACCTTCGGCAACAACATCGAGTCTCCGATCTTCATTTACAACTCGAAACAGAAGACGTATGAGAAGATCGAGATCATCAACTACGAGTCGATGTTCATCGATGCTGCTTCCATGAAGCTGTTCAAGTATGTGACCGATAAGGGCACCGGAATCAACTATTATGAGATCTCCATGATGTCCCTGTCTGCAGATCTGGACGGTCGTCTGATGTCGGTTGATATTAAGAACAACGGTCTGACTGATAACCTGTACATGATCATGAACCTACTGAACAAGGACGCCAGCAAGTATGATGATTTCAACGTGCTTGCGCAGGACTTCTTTGAGAATTTGATCAAGGCTGGTATCCGTTGCCGCCACGTCCAGGCTGAGGTGATTCTGAATCGGCTGATTCGCGATGCGAACGATCTGTACAAGCGACCGGACTTCCGTCAGTTTAAGATGCCGGCTTATACGATCCTTACGCTGAACCAAGCTCTGCTGAATACCAAGGCACCAACCGTTGGCTTCTCGTATCAGGAGTTGAAGCGGCAGATTCTCAGCGACGCCCTCTACGATGAGAAGGATGGAGCTTCTTATCTTGATCCGCTGTACGCAGAGAAGATCGATACCAGTCACTTCAAGGATCTGATCGCAAAAGTCAGAAAGAATAAACAAGAGAGGATGAAGAAAGATGGCTGAGGAAACCAAGCAGGAAAATACCAAATCATATCCGATTCTGGATTTTACGGTAAACGAGATCAAGAAGTTGATGGATGGGCCTGCGGATATGGCCAAGGAATCTGAGGAAGTACGGACCGGCAAGATGACTGTCGAAGAAGTTCTGAAGACGGCTCCGTTCGTCCTCTATAGCGGCATCATCAAGAACACCGTGGATGCAATCACCAGTGATGGTGTCAAGCACATGTTTTATCTGCTGGCCGATTCCATCGGCGAGGAAGCAGCTGCCAACATCATGTCAACAATGAGCGTGATCATGGTGTATTATGCACAGACCCTGATTCCGTTTTATGATGATCTTCTGAAAGATGAGATCAATAACCAGCTCAATCCGATGATCAATCAGATCAATCGGAACTCTGCTGATATCACCGCATTCAACAGTGTCGTCCAAGTTCTTCGGAAGAACACTGGTGAGATGGAGAAGGCGATGCTGCTGCATGGCTGGCTCAAACCTGTAGAGCACAAAGAGCCTGCAACGGAGACGATCCAGGTTCAACCCCAAACAGAAAAGACCGAAGAGCAACTAATTGAACAACCCGAATGATGTGCACGATACGGGGAGCTATATAGCTCCCCGTATCTTTTCTTTTCTGTAATTATATATTATTACAATAGAAGATCAGTACAATCAATACAAAAGAAAGGGCGGATTTAATCATATGGCAAAAACACAATTCATTCGTAGCCTGATGGAGTTCAACCGTCGAGTGCTCCACCAAGGCAATATGGACACGACGGGTCATTCCATTTATGACCTGAAGGATGCCATCTTCTTCAACGGCGTGTTCATTAGTAACTCCCGGGAGATCTTCCAACGGCACGATCCTACTTCCATCCTGGAAGAATATCGGGAGATGCTCTGGGAGTATTCTCTCAACATGCATCGGATCGAACAGGATCTCTGTTGGGTGAACCCTAATACAGCGATCTTGAATTCGGCAGAGCATGTCGACCAGTTCCAGTTCATGGGATCATATGCAACAGAGTGCTATGAGATCGGTAAGATCGATTTGAGCAAGTTCCAAGACGGAAAGTTGTATTATGCAACCATGAGCAATGATCAGGCAATTCGATTCCATATCCTGCCAGACGATAGCGAGTTGTATCGGAGTATGCCAAGTAAAATGGACGCCGGTAAGGTGACGTATTATAAGTCTGATGCATATGCGCTGGAGTATTTCCACCGAGCTCACAATGCAACTGCATCGGCGGTGATCATGGTCACGCGATCTGAGAAGAGTGGCGAGATTACCAAGATCGAGTTCAGTGGTAAAGAGGGCTCCATTGTAATCGCAGATGAGATCAGAGCTGAGATTAACGTTCC